TCTGGTAATGTAGTAATAGATCTTACATATTCGGGCATAGAACGTCCTACAATTCTTATTAATGATGACGCAGAAACATTAATTTTGAATACCGACTGTACATCTTCAGAATTACCAATAGCAATTTGTGATACCGTATTGGATCTTTCTAATGCAATTAATCTGGAAACCGATTGGACATCTGAAGTTTCTAATGATCTTTATAACAAACTTCCAGCTAGAGCAATTACTGAAATCTTCGAAAATACTCTAGAAGATAGTGATGCAGAATATGAGTTTTCAATATTGATGCCATTAAACCAATTCAGACTAGTCAAAATGACTGAAAATGGACTGTATAAGGCAAGCACAACTATTCATTATGGGCATTCTTGTGTAGTTCTATATCAAGCTGGATATGAATTGACAGCAGATTTACCAACAGGACTTCAAACATTAGTTGCTAGAATTGTAGCTGATTATTACAGAAGTAGTACTAGAGATCTTTCTTTGGAAAGTGAGAAGGTTGGTGATTATTCATATAAGAATGCAGCAGGAGCCCAAGATATCATAAATAGATATTCCAGTCAACTCCAACAGTATAAAAACATTTCAGTTTAACAGGAGGATATTATGAGTTTTGTAGCACTCCTAACTGAAGATTGTACAGTATGGGACCTGATAGGCAGAGATGGATTTAACCAGTATCAATTTGATATTCCAAGAACTATCAAAGTGAGATTTCAAGATAAAATAGAAAGACGTATTGATGACAATGGTACTGAATTTATGTCTAGAGCAATCATCTATGCTACTGAAAAATTACCAAAGCATAGTTTCTTATATCGAGGAATTTCAACTGAATTGGATCCAAAAGATCAAGAAGATGCTTACCAATTAAGAATTGCACAAAGATCACAGAATCCTCAAAATGATATTGAGGTTTTCAAACACATCATTTAAAAAGCTTCCACAGGAGCAAACATGGCACACAAAGTAACTATCGAAGAAGTCTGGAAAGGTCAAGACGTTTATATCATAGGCGGTGGACCATCTATCAACCAAATTGAAAATCTAGATGAGAAGCTTAAAGATAAGAAAGTAATAGGATGTAATGATGCCTATATGTTTTCTTGTGTAGATATATGTCTTAGTGGTGATAAACAATGGTATGATGCCTATAAGGACAGAGAAGACTTTAAGAACTTCAAAGGTGTCATGATAAGTTGTAGTTCTGATGCTAAGAAGTTTGATAATGATATTAACTACGTCTTTCAACAAACCAATGGTATCTCTACTGATAGAATGAAGCTGGCATTTAATGGTAATACTGGTGCTGCTGCAATCAATATGGCTTTATTAACTGGTGCCAAGAATGTCTTCCTATTGGGTTTTGATATGAAGGAAGACGAAGATGGTAATTCAAATTATCATGAAAATATCAATAGGGTGCCACAGAGAAAATATAAGTATTACATGAAGAAGATGGGATTCATGTATGTTGAAATTCAAAAACACTTTCCAGATGCTTCTATCTACAATTGTAATTTAGATTCAGCTATTGATATCTTTCCAAAACTAAATCTAGAAGCAGCTCTTAATCATGAATTTGAAGAAGAGATCCTTCCTCCAGAGAAACTGGAAGTAGAAGATAAAACTGTTACCCTGATAGATCTAAATAAACCGATGTGTGATGATACTGATAATGTTGACCCTCTAGAAGAGAAAGTAGAGGGGTTTAAAGAATATAATGGGAATCCAGTAGTGATGACTGTATTGAAATCTGGTGGAGACTTTACAGAAGAGCATGTATTATCTCTACAACTTCAAATTGCAGCTCATACAGATACAGATTATACCTTTGTATGTTTAACTGATTTTGATCTACCTGACAACTTTGGAATCCAATTAGAAGAAGATCTTCCTGGGTGGCATTCAAAATTAGAGTTATTCAGATATGAGTGGGGTGGCCCAGTAACCTATTTAGATTTAGATACAGTAATAACTTCAAATATAGATGACATTCTGAATCATAAAATCTCTTTTGGTGGCTTAGGTGATTTCAATAGACCACATAGATTTGCATCTGGAATGATGCAATGGACTGGAGACTATAGTAGAATACTCAATAGAATAAATGGAAGAGCTTTAGTTGGAAAGTCTAACTGGAACAAGATATGGGACCAGAGATTAATTGAAAAAGAACTAAACCATCATAGTATAGTTTGGACGAATCTACAAAAACATTATGAGAATAGAATATTCAGCTATAAGAAACATGATATAGAATGTTCAGGAGTACCAGATACATGTTCAATCTTATGCTTTCATGGAACTCCTCGTCCTTGGAATACTGAAATGTTTAAGCATTTTTATAAGTTTGGAGAATAGTTTATGGCATTCAAAATGAAGATATCCTCCAGATCAGGTAATACTAGAAAACAAATTAGTAAAATCTTAGAATCTGGAGAAGAAGGTGCCCAACAAGGAATGAATCGATTATCTTCACAAGTCAAACAGCTATCTCAGCAATTGGTACCAAGAGATACTGGTAAGTTACATAATTCTGCTTATGCAATTGGTAAAGATGGATATTCAGATATAGATGGTGGGGATGCTTCATTTGTATCCAATAGACAAGCTCAGTTAAGTGCAAAGAAAGGTCCACAAGCAGAAGTTGGTTATTCAGCAGATTATGCATTATTTGTACATGAGGATCTTCAAGCCAATCATCCAGTTGGACAAGCTAAGTTTCTAGAGGCAGCAGTTAGACGACTTAAAAATAGTGTAGTCAAGGATACAGCTAAATCTATGTCAAACGGAATGAAGAAAGTTTAGTTTGAAAGTAGTAAGATTTTAATAAAGAAGAACTAAATATTAAAGAGGGATCATATGCAACCATTTTCAGTTGATGTAAAAGATCTATTAGAAGCAGGTGCATTATGGGACTCTATATATTCAGTTCCAGTATTTGGTACAGATCTATTTATCTCACATGAACCAGATGAACCAGATACATGTATCACAATATATGATACACAAGGTTTAGATCCAGATCAAGAGATAAATCCAGATAACAATTTCACTGAACATCCAGCATGTCAAATAAGAGTTAGATCAAATTCATATGAAGAAGCATATCAAATTATGAGGATATGTGTAAAGACTCTTAAGATTCGACCTCAGGCTATAAATAACTCATGCTATGGGTCAATTACACAATCTGGTACCATTAATAGCTTGGGTCAAGATGAACGCGATAGAACTCGATTAACAACAAATTTCATTGCTATTAGGGAGGAGTTGTAGAGATAATTGACTTCTTTCTAAATAATGAGAACAAATCTATAGTAAATTCCAACCTACAATAGGAGACTCCTATGGCATGTCCGATTAGTCAATATTATACTGGCAATGGTGCAGATATCAGTTTTGCATCTGGATGGTTAGGAAGAATTGCTTCCTTCACTCCACCTTCAGCAACTAGAGAAGTCATTGATAACAGTGATATCTCACAAGATGTACGAGAAGAAGCTCCGGGTGATTTAGTCACATACGAAGATTTGGCAGTTTCAATCGTATTTGATCCAGGTACAGAGCCGCCAATTGATCAGCCACCAGAAGACATCACAATTACGTATGATGATGGTGTTGTTCAAGAATTCTGCGGATTCATGACTAATTATTCTCCTGGGGAAGCTACAAATGATCAAAGAATTATGGCTGATGTAACAATCCGAGTACAAAAAGCTGTAACATTTGAAGATAGTTCTTCAGTATAATTAGTTTTTTAGTTAGCCAAAAATAGAGGGTCTTTAACAGGGCTCTCTATTTTCTATTTATCCACAATCCCACAGGAGCAAACCAATGGATGCACGTAATAAGATCCTTCAGTTTAAAAAGGTTAAAACTGAAATTGTTAAGATGGAAGAATGGGATGATCTAGAAGTCCATATCCAAGGATTAACAGGTCGTCAACTTGATTCCATCATGTCATCCGCTAAGAAGGATCAAGCTGACACGGACACTATGTTCAATTTGATCATTCTATGTTCAATGGATGAAAAAGGAAATAAAATTTTCAAAGATGATGATCTTGAAGTTCTAAAGGATATGCCTTTGGGCCCTGTACAGAAGTTAGGTACCAAATGTCTGGAAATTAACGGATTCACATCTGTGGCAGATAAAAAAAAGAACTAAAGTATGGATACGAGGGTCTCTGGTTTAAATTAGCAAAGACCCTTCATACTCCAGTAGAACTTCTTAAGGATCAAATTAGCGCCAAAGAGTTCAATGATTGGTATCATTATGAGTTATTAAATACTGATCCTATTGTTAGACTGGAATACTATCTTGCTAACCTAACTTGTATGTTTGCTAATGCTCATAGAGATCCAAAGAAACGTCCGAAGGCATTCGAGATATCAGATTTTCTATTATTTGATGATACTGTTTCAAATGAAGATAAGAAAGAAGGAATGTCTAAGGTTGAAATGTTATCCATGAGAACTCATATTGGGATGATGATCAAAGGAACAAGGAGGAACCAGAACAAATCTAAAAATATGAATTCTAAATAGGTAGATTAGATATGGCAGTTTTAGCAGATCAAATCCTCATTCAGTTTATAGGGGATATGCGACAGCTTAATTCCAGCTTGGACAAGGTCAATAAGAATCTCGATAAGACTAAATCTGCCGCTCAAGGAGTTAATACAGTAATCAATGCGTCATTTGCAGCAGCTGGAGTTGCAATTGCGGTTGGAGTCAAGAAAGCCATAGAATTTGAAACTAGTATGGCTAAAGTAAATTCCATGCTTAATCTAAATAGTGTGGAGTTGCAAGCATTAGGCAATCAAGTTGAAGATTTATCTACTAAATATGGTAAGTCAGCAAATAAGATAGCAGATGCCCTATTTGATGTATCTTCAGCAGGATTTAAGGGTGCCGAGGCAATGAATGTACTAAATGCCTCACTTGAATTATCATTAGCAGGATTTTCAGATGTAAAGACTACTAATGAAGCTGTTGTTAGATCCATTAAAGCTTTCAATTTACAATCAAGTCAAGCTAGTAAGGTTTCTAAGATTCTATTTGCGGCTATGAAGACTGGTCTAGTATCTATGCAAGAATTAGCATCGGTATGGCCTAAGGTAGCAGCTTCAGCAAATGCAGCAAATGTTCCTATTGAAGAGGCAGCAGCAGCATTTTCTAAACTTACAGATGTATTTAAGGCAGCAGAGGCAGCCACATTAGTCGATAGATTCTTCAATAAAATTGCTACTGGTGGAAAGAAGGTTCAATTCTTAAGGAATGCATTAGGTAGAGGTGGGTTGGGAGCAGCTATTAGTGAGTTAAAAGCGGCTACTGCAGGTGATCCATTATCTCTTAAGAATCTTGGGTTTGCAGATAATGAACTAAAAGCTGCAATTCAATTGATGTCTGGATTTGAAGATAGATTGAAAGCAGTAAAAGATGCCCAGAATGATTTACAGGGGGCAGCAAAAGCAGCCGGTCAGACTACAGAAGTTAGATTAAAACGAACCATTGAAGAACTTAATAAGCAATTAAGAGAACTTGGTAATTCAGTAATTCCAATATTGAATAAGGTATTGAAAGCTCTTAATACTAATACTGGTAAGACAGCTGCTGGTATTACTGCTGTAGGTATTGGAGTATTAGCCTCAATACCAATCTTAAGAAACTTTATTGGAGTATTAGATGGATTGATTCAGGGTCTTACTGGTGTCGGAAAATCTATTTTTGGACTTAAAGAAGGAATGTTTCTGGCTATAAGTAATCCATTCTTTGAATTTATATTCAATGTAGGTAAAAATGTAAGACTTCTTACTCAAGCTATATTCTCATTGAATAATGCTCTTCTTGCATTAAAGGCAATTGCTGTAGCAATAGTGGCAGCTGCAGGTTTCTTCTTTGGAGATTGGATAGCTGGTGGGAACTTATTTGCTAAAACTATAGATTATTTATCTGATAAATGGGCAAAATACAAGGTAACTATATCAGATGTTTCAAAAGCTACCAGAGAATTAGTAAAGGCAAATAAAGAATTTGCTGCTAGTGCTTCAGATGATAATAAAGTAAAAGTACTTGAAGCACAACTAAATAGAATAATTGCTCTTAGACGTGCTTTGATTGAAAATAAGAAACAGAATGGTTCCTTAAATGTTTCTTATATCAAAAGTCTTAAACCATTAGCAGATCGGATCAAGGCAAAGAAGGAAGAGATTAAACTTCTTAAAGATCAGATAAATCTAGAAGCTAAATTGGCAGCTGAACAAGCAGCAAGAATATCTGAGCAGAGATCCAATATTGTTGAACTTAGTAAACTTTGGAAGTCTTCACAAACTGCACTTGGTGAAATTAGAACTACTGGAGCACAAACATCTAAAGATAAATTCATAAATAATGAGCTTTCCAATCTTCTGAAGCAAAGAAAGGTATATACTGATCTAATAACTAAGATTGAAAAGATTGGAAATAGTCAAACTGGTTGGAATGTTAATCTAATTAAAGGTATCCAGTTAACTCAGAAAGAACTTACAATTCTAGATGCTAAAATAGCCAAACAGAAAGAACTACTGGATATAATCTACACTGGTCAAGAACGAGAGAAGATCCTTTCAAAAGAGTTAGAAAGACTTAATAAGATTGATGATTTCATTACCACTAATCCAATAGAAGCTCAGATAAAGGCATTAAAGCGTCAAAGAGATGCATTAATGGCTAATGCTAAATCTTGGAAAGAAAGTAATGCAATTCTATTAGCATATCAAAGACGTCTTGCAGCAATTCAACAGAGTAATGTTGGACCAGCTCCAGGTGTTGCAGCATCTGAATTTGGGACCCAGCAAGCTGTTAGTATGAGATTGGCTGCACAAAGAGAAAGAGAAACTGCTTCTAATTCTCAGCAGATGAAGATTGATGTAGAAAATAAGAATGCTAACCAAGCTGTTGAAAAGAATACTAAAGATATCAAGAATGAATTAGTAAAAACTAGAGCAAGTGTTAAGCAAGCTAAGCAGACAGTAGTAACATTTTAAGGTGATATAATATGGCAACTTTAACAGATGTAAGAGAAACCTTTGGAGAGAATAGAAGATCTGCTATTCAATCTGAAACCAATATTACATATTCTAGAGTCTTCTATGTAACCTTTGATGATGAAGTTGTAAATCTACAAGATGTATTGGATGCATCTGGATTACCTGCTATTGGTGATTTTTATATTGATTCTGGTACCTATTCAACTTGTAGGACTAGAGAAGTATTAGAGCAAGATGGTAGTAGATCACAATTCGTTGTAATATGCACTTATGATTCTGCAGTTGATGATGAATCTGGAACTTTAGATGGAAACCCATTAAATGATAATTGGAAGGTAGGAGTAAGTTCTAGAGATAGAGCAATTGCCCCAGCTTCATTATATCAATATGATCAGGTAACTGATTTGTGGGTAGATAGGCCCGTTAGGAATACAGCAAAGGATGAATTCAACCCCACAGTCAACATCCAATCAAATGACCTCACAATCACTCTTACTAAGAATTACAGTGCGATTCAATGGGCATTACTTGAACATCAAAACAAAGCAAATCAGTCTTCTGTTGAAATCTGGGATAAAACATTTGAAGCAAGAAACCTTTTCTTAGATTCCATTCAAGTCTCAGGGTATCAAGAAAGAAACGGAACTGGTTTTTATACTCACACATTTAAGATCCATCGTAGAATACCATTATTGGATACTATTGAAGGTTATCCAGGCGGAGGATGGGACTTAGTATTGTATAATGCTGGATATAATCAGTTGAAAGCTGGACCACCAATAGTAAAAACTAGAATCCTTATAGCTGGTTCTCCTGCATCAACTCCACAACCTTTAGATGAAGATGGAGCATATGATCCAGATGAAGAACTATACATTCAATATAAACTTCATACAGTAGCATTTTCAGTATTTAATTTTCCAACTTCAGCGGATGAATAATTATGCCGATAGAACCAGTTAGCTTTGATAAGAATGGAGCCAAAAGAATTGTCAATGCAACACGTCTAGTTGAAAGTTTGGCTGGAACTGCTAATCCATACCGTCAAGAAAATGACAATGTTATGGCTAGTATTACTAGTCATGTTGCCAATGGTACTTATAATGCAGTTCAAGTTCTATGGAATGGTAGTGGGTGGTCTACTGTATCTGAAGGAATTGAATGGGGTGCTGCAACAGATGCTGGATTATTGGTTGAAACTAATGGAGATGAAGATGTTCCATCTAGTACTATCCTTCCAGTATTCCTATCATATGACTCTGATGGCGTGGCACAATGGGCATTTCATTTTCCAGTAACTACTCCTATCACAATTGAACATCCATTCAAAATAGGTACTCAGGGATCCAATACTGTTTCAGTTGGAACTGATAGAGGAACTGTTACAGATCGTATTGATATCTATGATGCATACCATGGCCAATATAGAAAAATTCAATTTACTACTGCAGATACATTAGCCTTACCAGCTGGAGTAGGACTCTTTTATGTTTACTACAGACTTCTCAGGACCAATACACTAGAAGATCCTGGTGTAGATGCTACTGTTATATGGAATTATGAATTAGTAGTAGATACTACTTTACCAGATTTTGCAGATGAAGATATAGATAACCAAGATAGAATGTGGGTCTTTGTTGGAACTGTAACTAGTAATGGATCTGTAATTACTGATATTGGACAAAGTTTAATGAGTTGTCCAATTGTATTCCCTAGACCATTACTTCCACCATTTGGCATTGTCTTATATGAAGATGGATTATGGGTAACTGATGGAGAGGTAACTACTGATTCTGGTGTCACAATTATTCCTGGTGCAGAGTATGACTTTACAGATGATATAACAGTTTATGTTGAAATTTCAGTATTACCTGGTGCTGCTCCAGTTATAGTAGGTACCCTACAGGATACACCCAGTGAAGACTTTGAGCCATATGAGTATGATGCGCTTAATGACAAGCTAATTAAACGGTTAGCTATATGTGAGATCCTTGAAGTAGAGAAACGAGTCATACCCCTCCAATATGGCCGTACTGCACCAGGTACCATGTATATACCTGACTTTCATACAGATATTCAATATCAAACTGATCCACGACCAGGTAATGTGACATTCTTAGGTGTTAAGCAGGATGAAACATTGGATGTTGGTACAGCTAAAGATCTATTCTTCGATGGAAGAGTCATTGCAGCTGAATTTACTGGTGGTCCAATGGTTGATGACTGGGATATTAAAACTCTACAATGGGGTGGAGAAACTCAGACATATACTAAATCAATTCTAGAGAGTGTTCAACTAGTTGGTAATAATATTGTCTTTACTACATTCTCTAGAGAGTTAGAAAGTGAAAGAGGATTAGTTCAAGAATACACTGATACTGTTAATTCAAATATTTCAATCCCATTGGATCCAGCCACAATCTTATGTGGAGATGGTATAGATGTAGAAGAAGTTCCTGCTGGCACTTTTACAATCTCAGCATTGATTAGAGAAGCTACAAATAGTCCAATCGTTGTAGATCTATCTGGTGGCTCACTTTGTGACAATTGGTACGAGTTAGATCTATGTGTAGATAAATCGATTGAAGTAGTAGATGATTGTGTTCAACTAGTTAATGATGAAGATGCTCCAGGTTCAGCTAAGTATTATGGAACCGATTGTGCTGGAGCTAAAGGTTGGCAAGGGATTGCAGATCTTGCAGATTCTGGAACTTGGTCTATTGACTGGGATGCAGTTAATTGTCTATTCAAATTAGAGAATGATGAAAACTTACCTGGTAATGGTCAATTCTATGGAACCGATTGTACAGGAGCTAAAGGGTGGTTTGGATTTTCAGATATAGTAGATTCTGGAACTTGGTCTATTGACTGGGATGCAGGAAGTTGTCTATTCAAACTGGAGA